GATAAGTGATTTTAAGGAACAGTTTGAACGTGGATTAATGAATATCAATTGCAGAGAAACGTTAGAAGAAATGCAGATATTCGTTGAAAATGATGGTAAAACAGGTAATAAACGTGGCGAAAACAATCATGATGATTTAGTAATTGCAAATGCTTTAGCAGTACAAGGAATCAAGACGGGCAAATGGTATGTAGATTTATAAAATTAGGAGGTATCATATATGAATATTCAAGAGTATGTAAGAGATTTTTACGATAATAGAAGTGATTGGTTTGTTGAAGAAGTTGGTACTCTATACAATCAACAGCGTGTAATGAATGTAATTAGTAATAAGGAATATTTGAGTGGACAACACAAGATATTAGAGAGAATGACAGAAACATATAATGGGAAAGACTTCTATCCGAGAAAGATTATTCTTCAATATGCAAAGACAATCTTAAACTTTAGTACATCTTATCTATTGTCAAAGCCAATTACGTTGACAGGACATGAGGATATTGTAAAAGAGTTTAAACGTGTCTACAACAAAAGCAAATATAATCGGATTGATTTTGATATTCTCGATAGAATAGTTAAATACGGCAACGTGTATGAGTATGTCTATTTAGACGAGAACAAGCAAATTAAAAGTAAATTGATCAATGCAGAGGATAGTTACCCAGTTTTCAATTATGAGAATAAGATGATTGCTTTTATTGAATATTACAATGTGGATTCGATTGATTATTATACCGTTTACTATGAGAATGAAGTTGAGAAGTATGATAATTATGGTGGAGATTTACGATTCATTGGCAGATATAATAATCTTAGTGGATTGCCTATCTTATACAAGAATCAGAATGAAATGGATGAGAATGTTGGTAGAAGTGATTTAGATGATATAGTGAATATCCTTGACAATATGGAAGATTTAATTAGTAAGTTTACGGATGGATTCTATAAGTTCATGAATCCTATTCCCGTTGCTATTGGTCAACAGTTAAAAGGTAATGGACTACCAACGAATATCATTGGTGGTGGACTTACTCTTGATGATGGAAGTGATTTTAAATTAGTTAGTAATGGATTAGATTATCAGTCATTCGAGAGTATCTATAAGACACTATTACAAGCGTTATTAGATATTAGCAATACACCAGCCGTATCTATGAATAAGACAGATATATCAAATCTTAGTGAAGTATCTATTAAGTTATTATTCTCACTGGCTGATGTTAAGGGTGGACTAAATGAGAAGTATATTAGAGAAGGATTAGAACAAAGGTTTAATAAGATTAGACAATTGTTAGAGATTAAAGGGATTGCATTTAAAGATGAGGATTATGATACATTAGATGTAGTTTTCCAATATGCTAGACCAACTAATGAGAAAGATATAATAGATAATCTGAAGGTATTGAGTGACATGAAGGCGATTAGTTTAGAGAGTATACTTGAACATAGTCCATACACAACAGATGTAAGGATGGAGATGGACAGAATAAAGGGTAGTGAGAGTGTAACAGTATAGAATAGATGATAACTATTATCAATTAGATAGTAATAGATGATGATTAGACAACAACGTGAAACATTTTCGTGAAACAATTTACGATTGTAATAGTACAGATGATGGAATAATAATACTGTATTATAACAGATGCGAGGGAAAAGGAAAACATCCCTTATTTTCCGCCTGTTACTATATATATGTAAGTAGTCACTAACATAACACTATATATAGTGGTCATAATGTGAAAACTTCACAAACTATCACTATTTACACTATCTTTATAGTATTAATATAACGATCAAGCCAACAAATATATAATTTATACGTTTGAACGTGATAATCTGACCACTTTCTAATCTAGTTAGTGGTCTGTTTTTATCCTAATTTATTCCAATTTAAGCCATTTCCCTATAATGCCAATTATAAGTAAGTGATGAATGAGCATAAAATGTAAATTGTAGAATATTTGTAGAGATAACGATACCCCTAATTGATTAAAAATAAGTCTAGCATACCCTTTTTTTCACGCACATAAAATTTTATAATATTGGCTGATATTGGCAGGATTCACCTTTTTTCTGTTGAATGATGTAATACAGAAGGGAGGTGAGATTAATGGAAAATAGTTATGAAAAGTTACTTGAAAAAATTGATTTATTAGAATGGAAAATTGAGATATTACAAGATAATGTAACTTGTAAGAGTTTTTTTAATATCCTATTAGAACTCAACATAACAAGAAAACAACATAAACAAATTGTAGATTTAATTCAAAAATATGCTGATGATTATAGAGATAGTTGGGATTCTAACAAGTACACAAGATATTCCTTTGAGGATGAAATGGCACAAATTAATAATATATTTGAAAAAAATACGCAAGCAGTTGAGATTATTTTACAAGATTTAATAGATGAAGAAGATGATCTAAATTATAAAATACTCTTTAAAAGGTTATATGGACATATGCTAAAATATAATGATAAATTTCCTGAAGTCGATAAGTATTTATAAATATTAAGTTTATAATAACTAAAGCACTCATAACCGAGTGCTTTTTCTTTTTTCCTAATCTAATTCTATTGGAGGTGTTACAAGTGAAAGATTATAAAAATTGGTTTACCCCTAATATTCCAAAGCCACCTAAGATAAAACAACTTACACAAGAACAATATGAAGAAGTCCTACCATTAGCCATCCAATTTTTCAAATTTGTATTTATTGATTCAATTAAAAAAGATTATCCTCATGTATCTGTTTATGATCTTGAAATTAGTGGTTTTGATTATCAAGGAGCAAACAAAGGTTTATGGATTCGATATAGAAATCAAAAAGCGTTAGAGTTTTATTTTGGACTTGATGGAAATTGGTATAAAGTCACATATAACCCTAATCCAGTTACAGAAAAAGTTTATGATGCTCAATTATCACGACTACTAAAACCAATATTAGATGAATATTTTAACAATGCGACCACTTTATTGTAAAATTTTAGCATGATAAGATAGTACTGAAAATTTCATTTATTAAAAGGGGGATGGCAACTTTTAATACAGATAAACTAAAAGAAATGATATTACAAGAAATCGAAAAATAAATACATTCATCATTAAACACCATTTAAAATGGTGCTTCTTTTTTTATGTTCACTTTAAAGGAGGTCTTTACCTATGTTAAATTCAGAACGTTTACAACTTGAAATTCAAGGTATCACATTGTCACAGGATGAATTATTCATCTATTTACAAGAAAACGGATTAGAGCCAACTATTGAATACAATCCACAATCTAATATCAATAAGCGTAACATTATTAAAACGGCTTTATCTATATTAGAATCTATCGCTAACAATCCATCTATGATGAAAAGTTACAAGCAAGATGATATTACCATTTCACAATTTGCCGAGAATTTGCAGAATCGGATTGATCAATTAGAACGAAAGATTAGACAAATGGCAAATACAGATGAAAATCTTGACAGTAACTTTTTCATGTTGTTTCAAGAGTAGGGGTTTTTGGTGTATCTGATAGAATTAGATTTAAATACTTTACTTCTATCTGATACACCTTTTTTATCATTATATAAGGGGGTAAAGCCATGTTCTTTAACTATTTCGATTTATCGAGTGATACAGATTTTCAATATTTACTTAATTCGATTGGCTCAAATGTAACAATCAATAACAATACGTCAAAAGCACTCATAACGAATACAAATGTTGAACAGTATTATGACGATAAATACATTTCTACTCTAACGAATATACAACGTGGGGATATAGTCAACTATGATAGTCAAAATTGGCTCATTGTTTCAGAGGTCAATGGTAAACGATTTAACAAATACAAAGGGATTATGCGAGTATTAGAATATGATGTGAATTTTAATTTTAACGGAGATGTTAAAACTTTTCAAACAAGTATAGATGCTAAAACCTTTGACATTGACCAGGGAAAATATATATCGTTGCCTAGTGGGAAAGTATTAGTCACGTTACAAGAAAATAGCGATACGTTAAAGATTGCAATTAATCAACGCTTTATTAAGATGGGTAATGCGTGGAAAGTAACAGGTATCGACAGGACACAAAAAGGATTGATTATCTTATCTTGTGATTTAGATATATTTAATTCAAATGATGATCAAATTAATGAGATTGCTGATTATTACGTTTATGTTAGCGTTTATACGGTTACAATTTTAGACAATGATCCACTTTTGATTTTACAAGGCGATTCTTATCAATTAAATGTTGAAACAAAAAACAAAGATGTTGTAGATAATACTATTCTATTAACGTATTCTTCATCCGATACAACAATTGCAAGTGTAGATAGTGCAGGATTGATTACTACATCAAAATATGGTTCAGTGACAATCACAGTAAGTAAAGCGGATGAAGTGAGTGTATATGATACGATAAGCGTTAATGTTCAAGATGTGACGATTGCAATTAGTGGACAGACGGCTTTAGTCGATAGTTCAAATTATATCTATACAGTAAGCGTCACAAATAATGGTGTCGTGGATAATAATGCAATTGCAAATTGGAGTATTGATTACAACGGAAATGCTTCAAGTGTGGCTAGTATGAACACAACAATTGGAAATAGTGTCACATTGACTACATCAACAACAACTTCAACCATCTATTTAGTAGCAAAATGGCAGGATGATG